TTCAACTCTGATTCTGAACCGTTGCCATTCATTGAGCGAATTGCGCAAGGTGCATTCAAAAAATCTTTGAAGAGTCGCATGCCGATCAAGATGTACATGAATCATGATTCATCAATGTTGCTTGCTTCGACAAGGTCAAAGACTTTGCGATTGCAAGAAGATTCAAAAGGGTTGCTCGTTGAAGCAGATCTTCCTGACACAACTGTCGGCCGTGACCTGTCCGTGTTGATGAAGCGCGGCGATGTTGACTCGATGTCGTTCGGCTTCTCGGTTCCGTCCGGTGGAGACAAATGGTCGGACGATGGGATGAGCCGTGAACTGCGTCAGGTGCGTTTGCATGAAGTGTCGGTCGTGACTGGCTTCCCTGCCTACACCGCAACTTCGGCTTCTGTTCGTTCACTAGACATTCTTGCCGAGCGCACAGGTGTTGACGTAGACAAACTCGCCGAAGCGATCACAGTCCTCGAAGCAGGTGGCACTCTGTCAGATGAGTCGGCTGATCTGTTGTCGGGTGCGGTCAGCAAACTTCGTGCCGAACCAGCCAAAGTTCCTTCGTCAGTAAGTTTGATGGCCAAGCATCTTGAACTGTTGAAAACCTTCTAGGCATCGTCTAGAGTTACTCCTGCCGGTAAGCGTTCCGCTACGGCTAGAGATTGGTAAGCGTACCGCTACGATCGGAAGACAACTTCCTGCGCACTTACAAACTTAACCAATTATGAGGAAAATATGAAACAATTTATTGAACAACAAATGGCACAACGCGCAACAGCGTGGGAAGCCGCAAAAAAGATTCTTGATGTTGCAACCGCTGAGAAGCGTGACTTGTCAGCAGAAGAAACTCAGACATACGAGCGCATCAGCAAAGAACTTGAGGATCGCCAAGCAACAATCGAGAAGCTCCGCGCCGATGAGGCCCGTGAACTTCGTCTTGAAGCAGCAACTCGTGACATCGCAGACCAGGTTCGTCCTGTCGCTGATGCTCCACGCGGTGTCCGCTCAGATGCAGAAGTCATTCGCTCAATGGCGAAGGGCGAGATTCGTTCGCACTCGTTTGAAAAGCGTGACGTTGTAAAGACATCAGCAGGCGCACCAGTACCAACATCGTTCTACGACCAAGTAATCATGCTTGCTCGTCATGTTGGTCCAATGCTCCAAACATCAACGATCTTGAACACAGCTTCAGGTGAGAACCTTCAGATTCCATCACTTGCTCAGTATTCAACTGCTGCAATCGTTGGCGAAGGCACAGCAATCAGCGAGTCGGATCCAATCTTCAACTCGTTCATCACCTTGGGCGCATACAAGTATTCGTTCCTTGTTCAACTCTCACAAGAGTTGATTGAAGACAGCGGTGTTGACATCTTGTCATTCTTGGCAGATCAGGTCGGCAACGAACTTGGCTTCCGTGTGAACGATGCTTTGACAACTGGCTCAGGCACAAACCAACCAAAAGGTATCGTCACAGCATCAGCTGCCGGCGTAACTGGCGGAACGGGTGTATCTGGTGCGTTCACAGCAGACAACTTGATCAGCCTTGTTTACTCGGTAAACACAGCAGGTCGTCGTCTTGCAGGTTCAGGCTTCCAGATGAACTCGTCTTCAATCGCGAAGATGCGCTCGTTGAAGGACACAGCAGGCAACTATGTGTTCTCACCAGCACTCAACGCTGATGCGAATGACTTGCTTCTTGGATACCCAGTATTCGAGAACCCAGCAATGGCAGACACAGCAACAAGCGCGAAGTCGGTAATCTTCGGACACCTTCCTTCGTTCTTCGTTCGTCAAGTTGGCGGCATCAAGTTGGATCGAAGCGATGACTTCGCATTCAGCACTGGCCTTGTTACCTTCCGCGCAACAATGCGTGTCGACGGCAACTTGCCACAAACATCACATGTCAAACACTTCATCGGCAACGCTGCTTAATTAGAGCAACCGATAACAGACATGACAGTCCGCAAGGACTGTGACTAGGATTAAGTCCACGGCCATTTCGTGCAGGGTTGGCCGTGGACTTTCTCTATATCTGCACTATTCTTAGGAGGATGATGTGGCAAACCGTAATCGTGAAGGGCGTCCCAGTGGAGATGCCAGGAGCCTTAGCGGAGCGTTTGCTCCGAGCGGGCGTAGCGCACTCGTTGGAAGTGTCCGACCTACCAATCCCGACCGACTCAGGATCGTCTGGTATTCCAACGCACCTTGGGCTTCCACAGGATACGGACAGCAAACCGCTCAAGTCATCCAAAGGCTCGCGAAAGAAGACCACCAAGTAGCAGTCCATGCGATGTACGGCCTCGCAGGCTCGACATCAACTTGGAACGGATTCAAAATCTATCCACAAGGATTGGCTGCATACTCCGACGATGTAGTTGTCGCGCACACAATGGAATGGGCGAACCAAGACCTATCAACGCCGACACTGCTCGTCACACTCTTCGACACTTGGGTGTTGAAGTCTGACTCGTTGAAAACTTTGAAGAACATTGCGTCATGGGTTCCGATTGATCATCAGCCAACACCACCAGAAGTGTTGGCTTGGTGTGCGCGTGAGAACGTGCGACCGATCGCAATGTCAAAGTTCGGTTCACGAATGTTGGAGACAGCAGGTGTTGAACACTTGTATGTTCCACACGCAATCGAGCCGGTGTTCAAACCGACCGAGTCGGTGACATTGGCAAACGGTCAGAAGATGACTGGTCGAGAGTTCATGGGTTGGGAAGAAGACCGATTCGTTGTGTCTATGGTTGCGACCAACAAAGGTTCGCAACCTGCGCGGAAGGCTTGGGCTGAGAACATTCTTGCGTTCTCAATCTTCGCCAAGGATCATCCTGATGCTGTGCTGTATCTGTACACGGAACCTGATGGTGCGATGGCTGGGATTAGTTTGCCGACATTGTTGGATGCGGTCGGTGTATCGAAGGACAAGTACAAGGTTGTCGATCAGTATGCGTACCGTCATTCGTTGCCACAGAATGTGATGGCTGCGATGTACACGGCGTCCGATGTTCTGTTGGCATGCTCGATGGGTGAAGGCTTCGGCATTCCTGTCATTGAAGCGCAGGCTTGCGGGTGTCGAGTGATTGTCAGCAACTTTACGGCACAGCCTGAACTGGTTGGTGATGGCTGGACGGTGGAGGGTCAGCCATGGTGGGATGCGGCACAGAAGTCATGGTTCTTCACACCGAACGTGCCTGACATCGTGAACGCTCTCAAGGCGGCGTATGACGCGCCTAGAAGCCGTTCTGAGGACGCAATCACCCATGCCCTAGGGTACGGAGCCGATCAAGTATTTGAGCAGTATTGGAAGCCAACAATGAAGGAGTTGTCCGCATGGTGCCGGTCATAGTTATCCCTGTTCTCAACCGATACGACCTGCTTGAAAGGTGCATCAAGTCAATCGACTACCCAGTTGAGAATCTGATCATCATTGACAACGGCGGTCGGATCGCTAAAGACTGTTTGGTTCTGCCACGCAGCACAAAGATTCAGAACCGATACATCATGGACATGCCATCAAATCTCGGTGTGGCAACATCGTGGAATCTTGGAATCAAGATGACACCATTCGCAACAGGTTGGATTCTGCTCAACTCAGATGCACACTTCGGTCACGGACATCTAGAGAAGTTCTACAAAGAGTCAGACATAGACGAGATACATCTAGCGGGTGAACCTGGTTGGTGTTGTGCTTGGATCGGATCCGAAGTCGTCAAAGATGTCGGATTGTTCTGCGAAGCATTCCATCCTGCATACTTTGAAGACAACGACTATGAGCGTCGCGCAACACGGCTGCACAAGAAGATTGTCAAGTCTGATGCGCTGGTCTATCACGACAATTCGTCCACGTTGCTGTCGGATCCGTCGCTGTTTGACAAGAATCGTGAGAGCTTCCGAGCGAACATGGAGTTGTTCAAACTTCGCAACGCACGACTTGATGCAGGGCAATGGGATCTGCAACGCCGAATCAACTTGAGTTGGGATTGATGGCTAAGTATCACGACTACTTGCAAGACGGGTTCAAACTTGATGAGATGTATCAAGCCGAAGATGTTCAAGAGTTTGATGCTTGGTATCAATCCGATGTGCGACCGATGGGATATCGGCTGCTCTCAACAGTCATGTCGGCGTTCTCGTTTGGTTCAATACTGGATATCGGTTGCGGTAAAGGTACACAAACACATCTGATGGCGTTACGCGGTAGAAGGGTTGTCGCCTACGACATCTCGTCGGCTGCGATTCGCAAAGCAAAAGCGTCCTACCCTGACATCGACTTCCGTGTCGGTGACGGTCTGACCGCAGCGAAGTCAGGTGGGTACGATTGCGCGGTCATGTCGCACACTTTGGTCATGCAAGAAAACTGGCAAGAAGTAATCCGAGAAGCATCCACAAGATGTAACTGGCTGATAGTTGTTGAATATATTCCTGCCGACACAACTTGGCACATCCCTGACATCAACACTTTGCAAACCGAGTTTGAGAAACATTGTTCTATTGACACAAAGATTG